GTGGCGACGGACTTCTTCAAAGACCACCTGGTCGACGCCGTCGTTGCATTGCTTGATGTCGGTGAGCCAGCGCTTGAACTTCAGGAAGCGCATGCCACCGCCTTCGAAACGTTGGGGTTTGAAGGATTGGCTGCCACTGCTGATGCTGCCGTCGCGGCAGGCCAGTGCCCAGCCGGTTTGGGTGCCAAGATCGAGGGCGAGAATGGTCGTCGTGTTCATGTCATTTCCTGATGGGGTCTGACGCACTGACGCACCGGGCGCACGAAACATAAATGTTTCGTGACCTGCGCGTGTGAGGAAAGTTACGTTCTGGTATGTCGATTGCGTCAGACGGTGTTTTCATAAAAGGGCGATTGAGGAGGGATTCAGATATCTGAGTAGTGCTGCGGCACGGATGGACTGACCTTCAGGCCGATGCCTTTGAAACCTCGAAGCCCCATGCCGTTGCGCCATTTCTCTGTGCCGCGTGCTGTCAGCAGGTCCGAGAAACGCCGCTGTGAACCCGCAAACTCACCCGCACCCTCGGCCCACTGCTTCCAATCGGTGAAGAGCTCGGCTGTCAAAGATTTGGCGTTGGCGGCGAGTACGCAGCGCTCTTCGATCCAGCGGCCCATGGCGTCTTCCGCCTCGAAGTACTCCGAGGTGGCTACCTGCACCGATTCGGGCGGACACAGCCCCATGCGCTGCCATTGCATGCAGCCCTCCAGCGCCCAGGCCAGGATGCCGTCGCGTTCCTTGAGCAACTTGTCCTGGAGTTGGCGATCGCGCTTCTCGCGTGGGATGGTCACCTCGAAGGGGATGAGGTGCATGCGTCGGCGCATGGCTTCATCGACGTTGCGGATGGCCGGCTTGTGGTTGCCCGACATCAACACCTTGTAGGTTGGCGGGTAGGTGAAGTTGTCCTTGTGCATGAAGCGCGCCGTGATGCGATCGCCTCCGGTGATCTCCTTGATGCGCGATTCGTTCCAGCGTCGCCCTTGTTCGGTCTCTGTTGCCGTCACCACGCGCGCACCACGCAGCCCGGCCAGGTCGGTTGGGTGTCGGTCATTGCGGTTATCCATGAACGTCTCCATCGGCGCGTTGGCCGCGTAGTCACCCCAAATGGTCACGAGCGTGTTGACGAACACGGACTTGCCGTTGCTGCCGGTGCCGTAGAGGAAGAACAAGGCATGCTCTTGCGTTGAGCCCGTCAGGAAATAGCCCGCTGCCCGCTGCAAGTAGTCCTGCAAGTCCTTGTCACCGCCGGTGACCTGTTCCAGAAAGGTCAGCCACAGGGGACACTGACCGTGCGGTGACGCGGTCGTGATCTTGGTCATGCGGTCTTTGCTGTCGTGCGCACGCAGGGCGCCGGTCTTGAGGTTCACAACGCCATCGACCGTGTTGAGCAACCAGATATCGGCATCCCATTCGTCCACCGTGGCCGCGTGCTTGGGGTCACTGCGTGCAATACGCTCAACGGCCGAGATGGTGGATGCGCTGGCGAGCTTGGCTTTGAGTCGGGGGCTGTCGGCCCGTGCAGCCGCCGATCGGCAGATGCCACGCACCAGGTGTTGCACATGCAGCACGATGTCTTCGTTCCAACGCCGTCCTGTCCAGGTCAGCCATCTTCCCCAGGCAGCGATGTAGCGCCAGTCCTTGCCAAAGCGGCGAGTAAAGACCGACGCCAACCCGTCCTCTGTTCCCCAGGAAACCGCGTCAGGTACGTCGGACGCATCAGACATATCGGCACCAAGGACGTGTTCGGATAGCTCCGGCGTCACTTGCAGTCGCCCGCCAGTGCTTAAGAAGCCGAACACGTCAAACGCCGCCATGTCAGGGGCGAGTGGTTGCAATTGCTCTGCCAGTGCGTCGGCCGCATCCCATCCCTGCGGACGATTCGCCGGAGGCATCAGGATTTCGCATGAGGCGGCACCCGCTTGCAATGCCGCTTGCGCTGCTGCCTGGGCGTAGTGCATGCCCGGCGCGTCGTTGTCGGGCCAGATCAGAACGCTTTTGCCCGCCAGGGGTGACCAGTCGGTCTTGTCGATGGGCGCATTGGCGCCGTGCATGGCGGTGGTCGCGTGAATGCCTGCATCAATCAAGGCCTGGGCGGATTTTTCGCCTTCGACCAGGATCACGGCACTGGCGCCAGCAATGCCCGGCTGGTTGTACAGCGGACGTGGCTCGGGTGGAACCATCTTGCGCCGCTTGACGTCCCAGGGGCGGAATTCCTTCTTGCCGTCAGGTGGGTCGTAGCGGTACACGATGGCGATCAGATGTCCCGCCGCGTCGAGGTAATCCCACTTGGCCGTGGCCGGGCCCAGGTCATCGACCGGGACTTCTTTTTTCTTGGACTTGCGGGACGGGGTCGCTGGTGATTGACCAAGCAGGTCGATGCAGCGGGTCAACACTGCCGCAAAATCGTCGTGAACATCGATGCCAAAGTGACTCCCGATCAGATCGAAGATGTCGCCACCTGAATCGTCGGCACGGTCGGTCCATAGACCTGCCTTCTCGCCCGTGAGTACAACTTCCAGGCTGTCACCTGGGCTCCCCAGGATGTCGCCAATCAGGAACTTGCCGCGCCTGCTTTTGCCCGCTGGAAACAAGTTCATCAGCACCGATTCCAGTCGCGCCAGCAACTCGGTTCGGACATCCTCCCGTGTCATTTCTCGGTGTACCGGATTAGCTGGACGTGGTGGAATGGGGTCGTTGAAATCAAGCATCTTTGTGACCACTCCCCTGCTTGAGCAGCCAAGCTTCCATTTCCTTGAGCTTGAAGCGCACCAGCTTGCCGACCCGGTAATACGGAATGCCGCGCCGGGCTCGTTCGGCGGGTTGGATCAATATGTAAAGGGGGAGGTCGTAAGCGTGTGCCACGGTGCGGGCATCCACCAGCGGCTCGCCCAAAATGTCGTTCATGGATGGGGTTTTCATGTGGGATTCCTCCAGCACCGGTCCTGCCATGGGCACATCCGGCATTCGAAATGGGTGGATTCATGGAATGCACGGGGCAGCAACTCCCCGGCATCGGTGGCGGTGATCACCTTGACAGCGCGATCGGACATGCGCTGCGCCAGCACCGCGTCGAAGGGCACCAGTTCGGTATAGATCTCCATCGTGTCGGCGTTGAGCGCCGTGAAGATAGCCGGGTGCTCGTGCAACTCCAGATACGCCTGATAGAGCACCACTTGGGCGTGGTAGATCGGCTTGGCGATGGCCAGCTTGTGCTTCTCCAGCTCGCGCCAGGATTTCTGACCCAGGCATTTGCACTCCCACAGGGCGGGGTAGTCAAAACCTTCGGGGCCAGCGACGATGACGCCGTCGACATGACCCTTGAGTCGTCCGCCAGCCGCCGAGAAACCAAACTGCTCGCCGTCGGCCTTGCGGGTGCGTAGGTCAAACCCGGCCTCACGCAGCCAGGTGACCATGCAATCCTCCATGACATGGCCGCGCTCGAAGATGCGCAACATGCGTCCAGGTAAACCGCGACCGCTGTCGATGGGTGCCTTGGCGAACTCGTATTGCAGGGCGCGCTCGCAAGACGCTCCCAGACGGGATGCGCCGAGGTAGTCGCGACCGGGTTGTAATGCCCGGGTGCGGTGCATCCCTGCGTCCAGCAATTCAGTGAACTGGTCGGAGATGCTGGCCGAAGAGTTGAAGTCCATCATGGCTTCGCTCCCTTCGGTTCATCCCATGGCAGGTCATCCTCCAGATCGGCAAACGGGTTGGCCAGTGGATCCGGCGTCGGCGGCATGCCCCGCACCGGCGGAAACTTGGAGGACTCGTGGTGCGCCGCCATGGCGTCCGTGTAACAGGTGACGATCGCGTCGATCACGCGCAAGGCCTCAGCCTCGGAGTAATCGCCCAGCGGTTTGGCAAATCCGATCTGACCAGCCGCCTCGCCGAATGCTTTGAGGCACTGGCGCATCGCTGCGCGTTCAATGTCAGAGGCATCGATCATCTCGACCTCCTGGTTGAACTTGTGCGCATGGACCCAGTTGCCGTACATAGAGTGGAACGCGTCTTGGCAGCGATGGGAACAGAACACCCAGTCGATGGGATAGCGCCGGGGGTTGCCGGTGCCATACCGGTTGTCGGTATGGCCGTACCCCCGGGCCTGTCGTGAGCAGACCCAGCATTTCATTCACCCCCCCCCTTATTGCGCCCAGGCGGGTTTGCCGGAAACGGCGGGACGCTGTGCGGTGGGCTGTGCCACTGCGGTTGGGAATGCCGCTGGTTGTGTGACTGAATGTGCGGTCGGGACTGCGGTTGGG